TGAGGCGAAGTTGCGCCGACATAGACGCCCGGGCGGACCACCGCGCCGGGCGTCGCTATGTCTGGCCACCGCTAACCCCTTGAAAACCCATGTCCTCGGCCCGCCCTCGCGGGTCCTCCTGAGCCCTTTCGACGTATACGGGGCGTCTGAGCGCGGGACTTCACCAGCCACACAAGGTTTTGAGATGGTTGACGTTTCGGGCGCAGTTGACGCCGAAGCGGGCTCACGCCTGCGCATGTACCTCGTCGCGGATCTCCGTCCGCATCCTCGCAACGTCAAGAAACACCCTGAACGCCAGCTCCGGCTGCTCGCCGATGAGATCAAGCGCGACGGGTTCAACGCGCCGATCGCGGTCTGGCGCGACACCTTCGTGATCGCTGGCGAGGGGCGGCTTGAAGCGGCCAAGCTCGCAGGCCTGACCGAGATCCCGGGGATCGACTGCAATCACCTTGATGAGGCGGGCGCGCGTCGCTTCATGCTGGCCGACAACCGGCTGGGTGAGTTGGCCGAGTATGACGCTGACGCACTGCGCGCCGAACTGAACAGCCTCTCCGAGCTCGACGACATGGATCTCGAATCCATCGGCTTCGGCCTTGATGACCTGGACGCCCTTCTGCCCCCGCTCGAGCCGGAACCCGCGCCGCCATCGCCGCCAGCGCCCAAGCGTGAAGCCAGTCCGAAAGCGCCGAGCCCGAAACCGCCCGCCGTGAAGACCGAGCCGACCGAGCCCGCGTCCACGGAACCCGAAACCCCGTCGGCGCAATCTGGCGAGGTTGCCGCCGTCACGCCTCCGATCGTCACCGAATCCCCGCCTGAACCCGCCAGGCCTTCCGCCCCGGCGCAGATCTGCAGTCCGGGCGAGACCTGGCGCATCGGCGAAGGCCTCGAGCTGATGGTGGCCGACTTCGCGACCGCCGCTGAACTGGCTGCCGCCGATGAGTTTATCCGCAAAAGCCTCGACGTGTTCGGGCGTCCGGCTCGCCGCAAGTCCGATGGCGCTTCGGCACAGGCTGTCCAGCACCAACGTGAAACTGACCAGCCGCACGCCGCCGGGGAGGGCGCGTCGGCGGAGAGCTAGGGAGGCCGCATCCCCGTGACTGACTCCCCTGCGCTGCCGATCGATCCGGATGCAAAGCTGGCGGACGGCTCCCCGGCCTATTTCCGCAGCGGCGCGGCCTATGCCGCCGCGCGCACCAATCCGGATTCGGGCGAGCCCTTCACGCGCGCCGCCGCCAGCAAATGGAAAAAGGACGGGCTGCTGGTCTTCGCGCCCGACCCGACCCGCGAGGGGAAAGAGCTCATCGATGCGGCCGCATCCGATCGCGCCCGCGCCGATCACCAGAACCCGTTAAAGCGCCTCGCCCCTGCGCCGGGCGCTGACCAGCCTGCCGCCGCAGCCGTCCCTGTCCCGGACGCGGCGTCAGCGTCATCCGCCGCCCTGTCTGACCAGCCCCTCGGGTCCGGTGCGGCGGATGACACCCCTTCTGAACCGGCCCAGCCTAGCAAGCGCGACCATGTGCAGGATACCGTCAGCGCCGCCAAGGCGCGCGGCGCCGTGCTCGACGCCAAGATGAAAGAGCTGGCCTACAAGGAAAAGCTCGGCCAGCTCGCCCCTGTCGGGGATCTGCGCTTTCGCGAGGCCAACCGCATGGGCGCCCTGCGCGACGCCCTGGTCCAGCTCGCCGGTCGGGTGGCGGAAGAGGCCAATCCTGATGATCCGGCCCGGGCGCGCAAGGCGATTGCGGCGGGCATGAATGCGGTTCTGACCCAGTATCTCGCCGAAGCCCGCAGCGAGCTCGAAGCCGCCGCCCGCGAGGCTCGCATCGCTGCCGAGGAACGCGCCGCCGAGCGCGCCCGCGTCCATGCCTGACGGTTCCGCACCGCACTTCGACTTCACGCCGGATCCCGACTTCGCGACCGATCCGGCCTATGTCTTCACCATGAACGCCCTGGCGGTCGAGGCGGCGGCGCTGGATGCGCTCACCCCGCCGCCGCCCTTTGATCCGGGCAGCTGGGCCGAGGCGAACATCCATTTCCCGGAAGGCTCGCCCAAGCCAGGCCCTTATCGCCATGCGACCGCGCCTTTCCTCGTTGAGCCCCTGGCCCGGCTCAGCCCCGATGATCCCTGTCAGGATGTGGTGATGATCAAGTGCGCCCAGTCGGGCGGCACGGTCACCGCCGATCTCTGGACCGCGGGCGTGCTGTCAAACATGCGCGCCCCCGCCATGATGATCCAGCCGACGCTGGGGCAGGCCAAGCAATGGGCGGAGAACAAGTTCTGGCCGATGGTCGAGGCCAGCCCGGCGCTGGGCGGGGATGAAGAACAGGGGATTGTCGGCTCGGTCATCCCTCGCACCTTGCGGACCGAGGGCGGCTCGACCGGGCTCAAGATCCGCTTCATGAACGGGTCGTTCCTGATGCTGGCCGGGGCCGAAAGCCCCAACACCCTGCGCCAGCACACGATCCGTTTCCTGATCCGCGATGATATCTCGGGCTGGGAAGAAGACGCCGGCGGCGAAGGCCATCCCATCGCCATCTCCGACAAGCGGGCGGACCTGTATTACTCGCTCGGCATCGCCAAGAAATTCGACATCTCCACGCCGCTGATCCTGCGCGGCTGCGTCATCACGGCGAAGTACGAGGCCAGCTCCAGGGGCCGCTGGTATATGGGCTGCGTTCATTGCGAGGCGCGCTTCGATCTGCGGATCGAGGACCTGCAGATCGCCGAGGACGGCCCGCCCTGGAACGTCCGCTATGACTGCCCGGCCTGCGGGTGCGAACATACCCATGCTGACAAGCGCGCCATGAATGCGCGCGGGATCTGGATCCACACCCGCGAGATCGACGGCGTCAAACCGCCTCGCGTGATCGAGACCGAGGCCGAGGCGCAACGCTGGCTCGCTCGCGATCTGGGCGTCTTCGCCATGCGCCCGGGCTTCTGGATCACCGGCGAGATGAACCCCTTCCTCACCTGGGACATGCTGGCCCAGAAACAGGCCGACGCGAAGGGCGACCCCAAGGCCGAGATGGTCTTCATCAATCTCGATCTGGGCCGCCCGTATGAGGTCGAAACGCTCACCCCGGATTGGGAAAAGCTCTACGCCCGCCGCACGACCGAATTCTCCAAGGGCGAGGGCGCATGGGGCCCGCTGGTCTTCACGCTCACGGTCGATGTGCAGCGCGACGGGCTCTATTACCTGATAAAGGGATACGACGCGGACGAGCGCGGCTGGTATCTCGACTGGGGCTTCCTCGCCGGTGAAACGGCGGAGGCCTTCAAGGGCGCCTGGCCCAAGCTCGATGTGGTCGCTCAGCGGGGCGCGCCTCTGCCCGGCGGCGCGCATATCCGGTTCGATGGCATCGGCGTCGATGGCCGCTATAACACCGACGCGGTGCATAAATGGGTCGCCCGCAATCACCATCTAGGCGCCAAGGTGCTGGTGGGTGATCCGGGCTGGACCAAGCCGCTGATCGCCCGCACCGAACAGAAAGAAGTCGGCAAGACCGGCAAGAAGAAAAAGTACGGGCTCAAGGTCTGGCACACCGGCACCTGGCCGGCGAAACAGATCCTCGTCACCCGCTATGCCCGCACCCTCGACAAGATCGGCGAGGCGGGCCCGCCGCCGGGCTTCTGTTTCTTCCCGGGCGAGGCGGAAGAGGCGCTGTTCCAGCAGCTCACCTCTGAATACCTCAAGGAAGAACGCTCCAAATCCACCGGCTTTGTCCGTCAGATCTGGGTGGCGCGCGGCGATAACCACTGGTTCGACACCGATGTGCAGTCGGTCTGCCTGCTCGAATATATCGGCGCGCGCCGGGGTCGGCGCGGCTCCTGGTCAGACCAGCAATGGGATGATCGCCGGGCCGATATCGAGGCGCTGATCGAGGCCGCACGCGGCGATCAGGATGACCTGTTCGACCGGCCCGCCAGCGCCCCCGCGCCGAAGGCTGAGGCGTCCGGCGGCGGCAAGCGTGAGTCCGTCATGGCGCGGTTGGGTCGGTTGAACTCTGGTTAAGTCGGTCGATTGCGGCGGGGATGGCGTCGATTACTTTCTGAACTTCGTGCCAGTTCGCTAGATGGTTATGTGCATTCAAGTCTTTGTAGGCTTTCTCAAGCGCCTTTAAATCGCCAATAAGTCGCCCTGAAATTCTGGGGTCGTATGCGTGAAACAATAAGCTAAGTGTTGCAACGTCTTCGGCATCTATGGCCCTTAAAATCGTAGTTGCGAATTCCAGCGTCTTTGGGTCGTGTTGGAAAGCGAGCCCAGCTCTCGAGATTGCATCGCGTCGATGTGTGGAAGCCCTCTTCGAGTTAGTGCGCCATCGTTGGTCCAGCTTTTCAGTGTTCATCGGTTCGCCCTGTCCTAGGCTCTCGATCGGACCGACGAGAAACCTCGGCATTAGTGCGATGGCTGTCAGTTGCTGTAACTCAAATCGTGCTTCCTCGATTAGTGGTTTGAAGT